AGCCGCATCGACGGGGGTGGCAGGAACCGGCCATCGGTGTGCTTGTAGACGCTGCCCTTCATGGCGTAGTTGGAGCCGACGACCAGCCCGGAGGCCAACGCCCACGCCGCCCACTCGTACGCCTCCACGAACGGCCCCGCCCCGTAGGTGGAGAAGCCGTACTCGAAACCGCCGTTGGCGAGGAGGTTGGCCGACCACGTGCCGCCCGGGGGGATCGGCACCGAGCCGCCAGTGTCGGTCGAGGAGACCAGTTGCCCGAGCACCACGCCCTGCTGCCGTCCCTGCTGGAGGACGTAGACGATGTGCCCGGCGACCGGGGCATAGGTGTTCAGCCGGTTCGCGGGCTGGGGGTCGTCGGTCTCGCCGTAGCGGATCGTGAACGGGTTGGTGGAGGCCACGGTGGCGCGGCGCAGCCGGACCGCCTTGGACAGGAAGGCCTCATCGAGGACGTGGCTGAGGTCATACGGCATCGGGCACCTCCACGGGGTCGAACGTGCGGGCGGTGCCGACCGCGAGGACCGCCTGCGTGGACCGGGTGCTGATGGTGAAGTCGTCGGTCTGGGACAGGCCCACGTCGAGGGAGTCCACGATGTGGTTCTCGATCCGGCCATCGGGGTAGACGACCTCGATCACGTCCCCGGCTTGCAGGGCCGGGTTCGGCACCGTGGTGAGGTCGAGGGTGTTGACCAGTCCGAGGTGGGACTCCAGATACGCCTTCGCGGCGTTGCTGGCCTTCGTGGTGGTGTTGTAGGCGCTGGAACTGATCTTGGCGATGGCCCAGCCGTAGCGGCCCACGTAGGTGTCGGAGGTGGGGTTGGAGTCGTAGGCCCACGCGGCGACCGGGGCGGTGGCGGAGTCCTCGGCCTCGCCGTTGGTCGCGTAGACCGCGTTGACCACCTCGACGCGGGAGACCGAGCGGGCGTAGTTGACCAGCACGCCGCCGGGTCCGGCGTTGACCGACCACACCGGGGTGCCGGTGTTCTTCGGGATCGGCACCACCCGGAACTTGGAGGACTCGTAGTCGGCGTACACCTCCGCGCCGAGCCGGAGCGCGAGGTCCGCGATGTGCTCCCACCGGTCCTCGGAGGAGATTTCGTAGCCGCTGAGCGCGGCGTCCACGACGTTCTGGTCCACCAGCAGGTTGTCGATCGGGGGCGGCAGGGTGCTGGGGACGGTGGTCTTGAACACCTCCGCGAGGAGCGAGGAGATGACGGCCAGCGTGGAGCCCGACGACACCACCCGGACCGGGACGATGGTGGCCCGGATCGCCAGCGCGGTCAGGTCGGTCAGGGACAGGTCGAGTTGGGTCTGGTCGGCGTTCCACGCCATGTCATCGATGATGAACAGCCCCAGCGGCACCGTCTCCACGATGCCGTCGCCGTAGCGCAGCCCGCGCCGGATCAGCACCCGGGCGGTGTAGGGGTTGAGCGCGTTGGACAGCACCAGCGGGATGGCGACCTCGGAGGCCAGCGTGACGGAGGCGGTGCGGCGGACCTGTTGGGTGCGGTCGATGGAGACCTGCCCGGAGACCACGTTGCCGACCAGCGGCTGCACCGTCATGTCGCCCTCGGGGTAGATCGAGACCGAGGACACCACCCGGTGGGACTGGCGTAGGCCGTTGAGGAAGGACGCGGAGACCTTATGCATGGCCCGCCTCCAGCAGGGTGGGCGGCGGGGTGACGCCGTAGGGGTCGGTGAGAACGAGTTCCCACGTGGCGCGGGTGTTGATGACGCCCTGCCATGTGGTCTGCGCGTCGAGGACCCGCTGCCACGTGTTCCACGCCGCCGACGACGCGGCACCGACCGGCGGGTCCGTCTCCACGAACTCGACGGTGAAGCGCCGTTGGGCGAACATGCCGAGGCGGGTGATCCGGTTCTCGGTGATTTCGAGGATGACGAAGTACAGGATGCCGACGCCGTACTCACGGGTGGTGCGGAACAGCAGCACATCGCCCTTGTCGGCCAGCGACCACAGGTGGTCGGTCTCGTCCTGCGTGGCGGTGAGCAACGTCATGGTGCCCTTGCGCGAGCCCATTGTCCCGGTGGCGACGACGGGGTTCACCCGGCCCAGCACCTCGTAGATGCCGACGTTGGTCTCGCGGACGATTTCGGGGATGGACTCCATGTGCGGCGTCACCACGGAGCCCGGCGAGTCGGCCAGCGACAGGAACGTCCGGTCCGGGCGGTCCGTGGGCGGGTGCACGGTGACGGTGCCGGTCTGCTTGGACGAGCCCTTGCGGACGACGGCGGTGTAGGTGACATCGGTGTCCAGTGGCGTCTCCTCATCGGGGACCACGATCACGCCGCCCGCCAGTGCCACCTCGGAGCCGCCCCGGACCCGGTAGTTGTTGCCCCACGCGTCGGCGCGGTACAGCGACTCCAGCGTGGTCCACGTGCCGTCGGCTGCCTGCACCCGGACCAGAGTGGTGCCGATCTGGGGGAACGTGCAGGTGATCGTGACGGCCATCAGACTGCCCTCCGTCCGCGCGCCAGCGAGGAGGCGGTGCGCTGGTTGCCGCGTCGTACCTCGACCCGGACAATCTCGGTGATTTCCTTGTCCCCGATGTAGACGCGCACCTGCGGGGTCTGGTCGGTGCCGGGCAGTCCGCCGAACGCGCCGCCACCGAGTGCGCCGATGCCGCCCGTGGGGGAGGGCATCAGGGAGTCGGTGGCTGCCTGCACGGGTCCGGCCATCTTGGCGATGCCGATGGCGAGGCCCTGTCCGGTGTAGACGCCGTACTCCATGAACACCTTGGACGGGGAGCCGATGCCGAGGATGGACTTGGCCTTCCGCTTCGCGCCGTCCACCACGGACTTGACCTTGTTGACCAGCGTGGAGGCCATCGACCCGACACCGTTGACGAAGCCCTGCATGAGCGACTTGCCGATTTCGTAGAAGGAGGTGCCGGTGATCTTGTTCTTCGCGGAGGTGAGGGCCTCCCCGACCTTGGTGACAATCTCCTTGGCCGTGGTGTTGACGCCGCTGACGAAGTTCCGGAACGCCGCCACCGCAGCCGAGCGCAACCGGCCACCGGCACCCCGGATCGTGGAGACCACCCGGGAGAACACCGACTTGACCGCCGTGACGATGTTCTTGGCGATCGACTTGACGACGTTGACGACGGCCTTCCAGTCGGTGCGCATGATCGTTTTCACCACGGCCATGCCGACCTTGATGACGGCCTTGATCGTCTTCACCCACACCTTGATGTAGGTGGTGATGATCGTGATGGCGACCTTCACGACGACCTTGACCACGTTCCACACGGCCCTCGTGGCGATGAGGATTCCCTTCCACGCCGCCTGCACCCCGGCGCGGAACCAGCCGACCTTCTTGTACATCAGCACCATCGCGGCGACGACGGCGACGATGGCGATGATGATGAGCGTGAGGGGGTTGGCGGACATGGCCGCATTGAGCAACCACTGGGCGGCAGCGGAGAGTTTCGTGGCGACCTGCCGGGCCTTCTCTGCGACCGTCTGACCGATGATCTGCAACTTGGCCTTGGTGGCGGCGAGGGCGGCGGCACTCTGTGCGCGGACCCAGCCGAGCATCGAGGTGGTGCCGGAGGCGATGGCCGTACCGAGGTTCTTGAAGCCGGTGGTGAGGCCGGTCAGTGCGGTGGATGCCTTGCCGCCCATCGTGGAGAGGCCGCGCTTCATCCCGTCGATGGAGCCCTTGGTGGCCTTGGAGTAGCCCCCGGCCAACTGCACGTCCTTGTGGAAGTTGCGCAGCCCGCCACCGACCGTCGCAAGGCTGTCGTAGACGCCCGTCACCGACGTGGCGAACGACTGCACGAATCCCACGGAGGCATTGATGGCCTTGGCTCCACCCCATGCCGCGAACAGTCCGCCGAGCACGGACGTGGCACCGGGGGTGACCTGCACCAGTTTGGCGATCGGGGTGAGGATCAGGTTCAGGGTCTGGATGAACGCCGCCGTGGTGCCGCCCACATTCATGGCGGCGAGGGTGTTGCCGAACTCGATGAGGGTGTTCAGCAGGCCGGTGCCCGCGCCGGAGGCGTTGAGTTGCTGGACGATCTTCGTGATGGGGCCGACGAGCCCGCGCATCTGGGCGATCGTGTCGGAGGGGTCGGACGTGCCCGCGAGGTCACCGAACGCCGTGCCGAGGTCGCCCACCAGCCCGATGAGTTCGTTGAACACCTGCTGGCCCTCAGCGAACCAGCGCTTCAACGTGTTCTGTCCGCTGACCGAGGCGGTCCACTTCTCGAACTTCGCGGCCAACTGCTCGATGTAGTAGAGCATCCCCCGTCCGGACGACTCGCCCGCCGAGAAGACGTTGCCGATGGCCTTGCCGAGGTGGCCGAGGGTGCGCATCAGCGAGGACGCGGCGTTCCATGCGTTGGCGAACCACTGGCCGAGCGCGCCGGACTTCTGCCCGGCCTGCACGGCACGGTTGAACCACTCTGCGAAGTTGCGGATCGACGCCGCCAACTTTTCGCCGTACGGGAGCACCGCGACGTAGAGGGTGAGCAGCGCATTGGCGAACGGCTTCACCGCCTGCCCCAACGTCTCCAGAATCCTGTTGTTGCCGGACAGCGCCGTCTTGAACCGGTCCACGGTGCTGGTCTGCCGGAGCCAGCCGGAGAAGGAGACCGCGACCCCGTTGACCACGGACGCCGTGGTGCCGAGGCTCCGGTTCAGGATGGGCAGGTAGGTGGCACCGAGCGCCTTGACCTCCGCGCCGAGCCCGGCGAACAACTTCTGCTGGACGTTCTGGCGGACCTTGCCCCACGCGGAGCCGAGACCCTGTGTGGCCTGCACGAACTGCCGGGCGGACGGCGCGAGCGACTTCATCGCCGCGTCCATGTTCGCCAGTTCCGCCTCGGTGGGCTCCAGCCCGGCAGCCAGTTTCGCGTTGACCTTGGCGGTCTCCTTGAACGCGTCGGACACGCCGAGGGTGCCGATCTTCACGGCGGCGAACGCCTGCCCGAGCGATCCCATCACGGGCACCGCAGCGGCCGACGCGCCGGAGGCTTGCACGAGCCCGGCGGCGAGCGCGACCGTGGCGGCGGACAGCCCGGACACGGCGGCGGCGGCCGGTCCGGCGAACACGGCGATGCCCGCGAACTGCGCGCCCAGTTTGCCGACCGCAGAGCCGATGCCCGTCTTCATCGAGTTGGCGAACCCGAGCGAGACGCGTTCCCCGTACGCCTTGCCGTCCGTGTCGCCCTGATCGCGGAGCAGGGGGGTGACCTGCGCCCGCATGGAGGTAGCGAAGTTGTCGAGGTCCGGCTTGACCTCGATGTAGGCGTCTCCGACCTTAGCCACGGCTGCCTCCAGTGAAGAACGCGATGGTCTCGTCCGTGGTCGCGGGCCGCTTGGCTACCGCGAGGCGAGGACGAGGGATGCGAAGTTGTCGGGGCACCCGCTTGCTGCCGTGCGCAGCGAGGGTGGCCCGGTAGAGGGCATGGGTCACCTCTACCTGTGCGGCGCGCAACTCTTGGGCGTCGGTCCAGCCGTCAGTCATGGCGACGGCGAACGCCGCCTCCGGTGGGAGCATCCGCAGGAGAGCAAGCAACCTGCGCGCCCCACCGAAGGCGACTTCTCGACCGAGGTTCAGCCCGTAGAAGCGTTGGAAGTCGGCTTCCAAGGCTCCCCAGTGTTCATCGAGAACCCCGGAGAGCCCGAGGATTCCGGGAGTTCGATCCCGTACCCCTCCATGAGCGCAGTGAAGTCCTCGATGGTCGGACCGAGCGCGAGGAAGTCCGCCCCGTCGTCACCGAACAGGATGCGCGCGGCCTCCGGCAGGTCCATCTCGGCCATCGCCGCACCGAACGTCAGCGGCATCTCCACGGGACCGTGGAACTCGCGGCCTCCGAACTTGATGACGATGTGCTCGCCCTTGGCCTCGCGGACCGCTGCCCGGCGGGCGTCGAGGTCCACGGTGGTCTGCTTGTCCGCGACGGCCCGTACTGCCGGGTTGCCCGACTTCTTGTTCGCAGGCATCAGGACGCCGCCTCCATCTCATCGGCGGACTTCTCGTCGGTCTCCTCGCCCTCCACCTCGGTGGCCATGAGCGCCCCGGAGGCGGGCATGCCGGTGAGGTCGAACAGCAGCAGTTGCGGGTCGGAACCCTCGACGCCGAGCATCGTGATCGTGACTCCCAACGTGGCCATCTCCGACTTGGAGAAGGTGGCCTCCTCGCGCTCGGTGACCTTGGCGCGCTTGTAGTAGACGCCCATGTCGTGGCCACTGCTCGTCTTCACCACGAGGAGCACGGCGACATTGCTGGTCTCCCCGAGCCGGGGCGGGGTGAACGTGGTGGTGTCGGTGGTGTCGGTCCACGTGCCGCCACCGAACACGAACTCGATGACCGCCCGGTTCCACTGGGCGAGGTTGGCGGACAGGCTGGACGACTGGCCGGTGGTCACCACGTCCCACGGGAACGCGAGTTGCCACACGTTCATGTCCTCGGTCTCCTCCTCCAGCGGCATGTAGGACACGCCGTCCTCATCGATGAGGCCGAGGTACTTCCACGGAGACGCCGGAGCGGGGGTGACGATCGAGGTGGGTGGTGCGGTGTCAGCGGGCGCGACGTACAGCCCACCTCCGGCACCCACGACGGGTGCGGTATCAAGTGCAGCCATGACGGTGGCTCTCCTTCTGGGTTATGGGTGGGCGTGCACGGTGACCGTGGTGACGTACCTCGGGCGCGCGTGACCTTGCTGGTCGGGTGTCTCCGGGTCGGGGTCGAACTCGACGTTCGTTCCGTCGATCGCGGAGACGCATCCCTCCGGCTGAGGCCCGAACAGGGCGGTCAGGAGGGACAGCACAAGGGAGGTCAAGTCCTGTGCTTGCTTGTGGGTGCCGCCGTAGACCGAGATGGTCACCTCGGCGGCGGCGACGGTGAAGCCCCGGATCGGCTCGCCGCCGGTCCGCTGGATCAGGATGAGCGGGTAGGTGCGGTCGTGGGGGAGGTCGGTGAACACCCGGTCCTCGACGGCGGCGACCACCTCGGGCTGCTCGCGCAGGTAGCGCGACAGCATGCCCTCCACGTCCACCTCGCGGTACAGCATCAGTCGCTCGCTCGCCGGTCGGAGAACCGGAGGCCGGTCGCCAGCACCGCCTTGCGGAGCGGCTGCCGGGCAAGGAACGGCCGTCCACCACGGACCGGGGACGGACCCGCGCCGTACTCCATCCAGTGGGACTTGAAGTCGTGGGCGTAGACCCGGCACCGGGCATCGCGGAAGCCCATCATCCGGGGCTCGATGCCCGCGTCGTAGTGGCCGGTGTCGCGGGTGGAGAAGTTGTGCGAGGCGTCCGCGACCATCGCGCCGACCGCCGCGATGTAGGCGTGCATCTCGGGGGTCCGCTTCAACGCGGCGATGCCCTTCCAGTCGGTCTTGTAGCGGGCCATGACGCGCCTCCTAGCCGGACTGCGAGGACGCCCGGCGGGCGTTGACCTCGACGTGGTGGGTGTGGTTCGGGGTCCGCAGCGAGACCGGGAACGCGGGGTCTCCCTCGACCTCCAGCCGACCGATCCCGGCCACCTCCAGCCACGAGAAGGCGTCGAGGGTGGGCGTCGGCTGCCCGGACCACGAGCGGGTGGTGCCAGCGGCCTTGGCGTGGGCGTACACGTCGGCGGCGTTGAAGAACACGAGGTAGCCCTGCTCCGAGGACCGGCCCATCGGGTCCTCCTGACGCTGCACCTGCTGGGCGAACACGAGGCAGTCGTAGGTCTCCTCGACGTAGACGACGTTGCCGTGCTCGTCCTTGTCCGGCGCGGCGGTGCGGGTGTGCACGGTGCACGGCCGGGTCAGCGAGGGGTCGATGAACGTGGACGCGAGGGCCATGACTACTCGTCCGCGTAGAACTCGGAGCGGTCGGTCATGGCGCGCACCGACTCGGGATGGTTGACGTAGGCCCACCCACGCCACGTGGTCGGCCAACCGAGGGCCGTGGCGACGGCCTCGCGGGTCTGGGCCGGTGGGGCGGTGTTGATGAACGCCTTGCCCGCGAAGGAGACGGACCCGATGCCCCGGCCGTAGGTGTTGCGGCCACAGAGGAGGTCGAGCGCCATTGTCTCCGCGCCGAGCAGGCCCATCGGATTGGTCTGCGAGGGGACGTAGGACACCGAGGAGGACCCGACACTCTCGGACTGGACACCGGCCGGGATGGTCTGTCCCCGGTAGGTGCGGTAGGAGACCAGTCCGGCGAGGAGGTCGGGCCATTCGGCGGCAGCCCGCGTGGCGCAGGGCTCGCCCATGTACAGGCCCGCGAGGTCAGAGTTCAGGTCGAGAATGGCCTGAACGTGCTCCTGATCCTCTACAGGCACGACGGTTCCCGTGATGCCTTCGTAGGTGGGGATGTCGCAGAACGAGTACATGGGCAAGCCCTCCGTCAGTGGGGTGCGGTTTACGGCAGGCCGTCGTTCGGGGTCATCACCGCGAACGGGTAGCCCCCGTTGGGAGTGGCGATCCCGATGGGCGTGGTCACGTGGAAGCCGAGCCGCATCTTCAACCGCATCGCGGTGGCGTCCTGCGTGATGAGGTTGATGTCGTCCACCACGCCGGAGTCGAACATCTTCACGCTCAGGTCCTCACGCATGATGAGCCACGCGAGGTTGGGGTCACCGATGAGCACGGTGGCCTTCGTGGGATCCCATGCCCCGTTGGTGACCTGCGTGATGGGCACGCCGAACGGGTTCGGTGAGGTGCCCTGCGCGAACGAGGACATCAGCATCGGGTCGCCCTGACTGTTCGTCAGGTTGCGGAACAGCGCGTTCAGTTGGGTTCCGGAGAAGCCCTGCGCTGCGTTGTACCCGTCGAGTTCCACCTGACCGAGCACGTTGGAGTACGCGGCGATGAAGTCAGCGCTGAACGAGGCACCGGCAGCCGGTCCCTCCACGCCGTTGCCCTTGGCGATGGCCTGTCCGACGAGTCCGCCGACCGGGAAGGTCGCCGGGACGCCGCCGACCGGCGCGGTGCCGAAGAACACCGTCTGGTCCACGAGTCGCCCGATGGCCTCCACGCACCGGCTGCGGATGTAGGAGTACAGGTCGATGGAGGAGTCAGCGGCCACGTTGTCGGGGATGACCACGATGGTCGCCAGTTCCTCGACCGTCACGTCCACCTTGTCGAACCCGAGGTCGGTCGTGGGCTTGGGGTCAAGGTCGCCTGCCGGGTCCGGCGCATTGGCGGTGAGCCACTGGGCGGTCGGCAACTTGTTGACGATGGTGTAGCGCAGCGTTTCGCTGCCTACGGAGACACGGCGGAACGCCGACAGGGCAACCGACTGCTCGATGGCCTCGGTGACAATCTCCCCGGATCGTTCCTCGATGATGGTGGCCGCGACTTCTGCGCGGGACACGTAGTTGGCAGGCACTGTCCCCTCCTAGGGACTCAGCGCCGAGGCTTGCCCCCGACCATCGCGGCACGCAGTGCAGCGTTCACGTCGGTCCCGCGTGGTGCGGGCTTCTTGGGGCCAAGGTCGGCATGGTGGGTGGTGGGATGGCCGTCCGGGGCGGCGAGCATCGGGTAGGTCTCCAGCACGACTTGCAGGGCTGCCTCGATGGCAGCGGCGTCCACGTGGCCGTCCGCGTCCACCTCGACCTCATCGAGGTTCAGGTGGGGCATCACGAGGTCCGGTGCAGAGACACCGGCCTTGCCCATGACGCGGAGGGCTTCGTTCCTGCGTGCAGCGGTGTGGAACTTCGCTTGCCACACCCCTGTGGCCTCGTCGGCACCCTCGCGGCGTGCCTTCTCGATGGCCTGCTCGTGCTCAGACTTCTGCGACAGACGCAGAGCCTCCAGTTCGGCTTGCGCGGCGGTGAGTTCCTTCGACGCCTTGCGAGCCTCGGTCTGCCAGTGGTTGGCCTGCCGCTTCGACTTGCTGAGGTCGTCCTCGGGCTCCGGTGGAGCCTCGCTGCCGCGCGAGGTCACCGCAGTGGTGTCCTCGGTGGTGCTGCCACCCTCGGTGGGCGCTGGTGCGTTGCTGCTGTCGTCGGGCATGACGGTCTCTCTCCCTCGGTGGGTGATGGGTGGTGCTCCGCGCTCGGTGCGCGGTCGATCAGGCAGCGATGAGGTCGCGCTGGGCCTGCCAGCGCGCCTCGTCCGCTTCACGCCGGATGTCGGCGTACATCTGGGCAGTCAGGGCCAGTTGCTCGGGGCTCTGGACATGCATCAGCCGGTAGACCGGCTGGGGCTGTATCTCGCACTTGCAGTTCACGTGCGGGGTGCGCCACTTCGTGGTCACGTTGTAGACGAGGCCGATCTTCTGCGTGGCCCCGGCGAGCCTGCGACAGAACGCGCACGCGGTCGGCCGGGCGATCCGGAGGTAGCCCTGCACCAGAGACCGCCCGTCGTAGTCCTCGGCGTCCTCTGCGGCCTCCTGAGTGGCTTGCCGGGCCTCCTGTGTCACGTGGTTCTGCGAGGCCAGCACAGCGGCACGTTGGGCCGAGAGGAACGCGGCCTGCTGGTCCCACCCGGCATCGATGAGTTGCTTGATCCGCCCGGGTCCGGTCAGCCAGAGGAAGTCCCGGACGTGGGAGGGCTTGAACACCGGCCGGAGCAACGGTGCCGCCGGAGGGTTGTTGGCCTGCAACAGCAGGTCGAACAGGTAGTTCAGCGCGTCGAGCACCGACACCGACCACTCGGTGTGGATGTCGTAGCCGGTGGCCTCCAGATAGGTGGGCCACGACGCGTCGAGGTCGCGCAGGTCGAGCCGAGCAAACTCGCGGTTGATCTTGAACGCAAGGCGGTTGCGGGTCTTCTGCTGCTCTAGCACGTAGAGCCCCTGGCCGACCATTAGCTAGACACCCGGCAGTGGCGGTGCACCCGGTGCTGGAGTCGTGGGAACCACGCTGGTGCCCTGCCCGATGGCGAGTCCCAGACCGGCGGTTGCCTGATCCTCCAGTTCCTTCGCGGCGGCTTCCTCCCACCGTTCGGCCTCCTGCGGGGAGACGCCCCACCGCTCCCAGAGAACCTGCCGGGGGACACCGAGGGTGGACATCTTCAACAGCGCGTCCACAATCTCGCCCTCCGAGCGTGCTTCCACGTCCTTCCACTCCACGTGCAGCGCGGTGTCCTCGGCCAGCGTGGCGTTGCCGGAGGCCAGCGCGGCGAGGCGGATCACTTCCTCCCACGCCTCGCCGTAGGTGTCCTGCCGGGCCTGCACCTTGCGGCTCAGCCCGTACTCAGTGGCTCGCACGGACTCGCCGGAGGGGAACTGGCCCATCCCCGCCATCAGGTAGTGGGGCGGGGTCCGCGACTGCGTGGACATCGACTGGATGTCCGCCTCGATGGCCCGTAGGAAGTTGCCGGAGTCATGGGCCATGAACTGCCCGAAGTGCGTCTCCGGGGAGGTGGCCGTCCACAACTTGTCCAGCGCCGAGTCGAACGGCTCCTTGGGCTGGCCGGTGTCGGGGTTCACGGGCACATCGATGCCGGTGACCCACCGCTGCGGGAACGCGTGGAACTCTTGGGTCATCATCCGGTCGGCGGTCGTCTTGTTGATCCGGTCCTGAATGGTGATGACGCCCTGCAACTCCGAGGTGTAGCCACCGAGCAGGTCCGGCTCCGTGGGGAACAGCACGAACGGCACCCGGCCGAGCGGGTTGTCCAGTTCCGGCCCGCCGTCGTCGTCGGGAGGCCGGGGCTCCAGCGACAGCGAGGACAGGTCAAAGGTCTGCGGAGCCCGCGCGGTGTAGGTCTCCAGCGCATCGCCCGCGCTCTCCGAACGGAAGCGGTAGACGGCCTCGCTGTCGTAGAGGGTGCAGTACAGGTAGCGGTCGGTGCGGCCCTCCCAGACCTTCACGCCGTACAGGGGCTCGCCGGTCACCTCGTCGTAGCGGACGTGCACCTGCTGCGGGGACTCGCCCACGATCCGGGCGGGCATGTTGTCGCGCGGCCACACCGCCACGTAGGAGAGGCCGGACTTCAACGCCTCGGTGTGGATGGCCTGCTGCGCGGCATCGAGGTTGTTGGCCTGCCAGTACGCCCACGCGTCGGTGTCGAACGCCTGATCCTGCGAGGACCGGATGGCTCCCACCACGAGACGTTCGGAGACCACATCCACGATCAGGCGGCACCAGTTGGACACCGACATCTCCAGCAGTTGGGCGTACGCCGCACTGATCCGGTCGTTGTAGGAGATGGGTGCCTGCTCGCCGTTGTAGTAGTCGTCGTAGGTCTCGATCCCGGCGCGCACGTCCATCAGTTCCTTCGCCATGTCCTTGGCGAGGTCGTTCGACTCATCGATGGAGAGCCGCTTCTGTTCGGCCATGACTACCTCCGCTTCCGCCGCGAGGGGCGGCGTCCGCCAGCCCAGTTGGGTTTCGTGGTTCTCCGGTTGTGCGCCCACTTCTTGGCAGCGGCAGGATGGACGGCCCACAGGTAGCGGCGCTGTCGTTCGGACTTGAACTTGCCGCCACCGTGCTTGCGCTGGCGGGAGCGGTAGACCACGGTGGTGCCTCCTACGGAAAGGGGTACGTGGTGGAGATGCGATGCGAACGATGCGAGGCCCGACCCGCGAGGTGGCAGGTCAACAAGGCGGATCGCCTGTGCTGGGACTGCGTGGTCCTGCACGTGGCATCCATGCAGGGACAGGTGAAGTCGGTGCTCCGACTACCCCGCGATCCGTCCCCGGTCCCGTGACTGGTAACCCCGGAGCCGGTGTGTCGTTGAACCCCACATGAGTCAGCCGTGGGGATTCAACGCACGCCGACAACGGGGGATCAAGGGAGCGCTGGCCCGGTGGTGGTATCGCCGCCGGGTGAAGGTGATCCACCGGGGCCGTGCGGCTCAGCGGAAGCCGTAGACCGCGCGGGTCTTGGGCTCCACCTGTCCACGGATCACCCAGCCGCCGACCGCGATGGCAGCGGCCGGGACGGCATCGATGCGCTTGCCTCCGGTGTTCCGATCCGGCTTGACCGGCCGTAGCAGGTCCGGGTTGTCCACGGGGTGCTTGACCTCCACGTTGTCGAAGCACCAGCGGGCCACCGGGTTGGCGTGGTGGGCCACCTTGGCTCGCATGAACAGCGACATCAGTTCGGTCATCGGCACCGTCATGCCGCCGTAGCCGGGCTCGTAGGGCACCATCGGGGTCTTGCCGATCCGCGCCTCCAGCGCCTGCCGGACCGGCTCACCGGACCACTTGTCGTAGCCGATTTCGCGGAGCGTGAAGTGGGAGGCGTCCTCCTCGATCGCGGAGTACACCGCGTCGTAGTCGATGACGTTGCCCTCGGTGACCGTGAGCCAGCCGTCACGCGCCCACACAGAGGCTTGCCCGGAGGTGGCGAGGTCGAGGTCCGCCAGCAGGTCCTCCGGCAGCCAGTGCCGCCACAGGAGGTCCACGTGGCCCTCCTTGTCCGGCACCGCGATGCAGAACGAGGTCAGGTCGAGTTTCGCGGACAGGTCGAGCCCCGCCCATGCCACCGTGCGCTGGGGGAAGGTGCGCCAGTCGGGGCGCAGCCACACGTCCCCGATGTTCTCGTCATAGCGGTGCATCGGCATCCACCGGGTGGCCTGCGAGACCCACTGGTTGAGCCGGAACTGCCGGAACGAGTTCTCCTTCGTGGGATCGTTCTGTGCCTCGGTGGCCTCCTCACGCAGCGAGGAGATGGACAGGAAGTCACCGAGCGCGGGGTTGGCCTGCGGCCACAGGGACTCGTCAAAGGGGTCGGCCTCGAAAGGGATGTTCCGGACGTAGACGAAGCGGTGCGGGGCGCGCGCCGGGTCGTCCGCTATCCGGATGACCTCCTTGTGCTCCACGGCGGCGAACGAGGACTGGTCGTTGCCTGCCGTGGTGGCCGCGAGCAGCATCGGCTGGGAGCGGGCACCCATGCCGGTGCGCATCGTGTTCCACAACTGGTCGTCCGGCTGCGCGATCACCTCGTCAAAGATCACGCAGTGCGGGTTCTGGCCGAGGTTGCCCAGCGCGTCCCGGGCCACCGTCGTGTAGAAGGAGAACGTCTGGTGGTCCACGATCCGCCGGGTGGAGGCGGTGATCTTCAACCTCCGGCTCAGGACCGGGCTCAGCATCACCATCCGTGACGCAACGTCCCAGACGATGCGTGCCTGATCCCGGTCCCTTGCCGCCCCGTACACCTCGGCGCTCTCTTCCCCATCAAACGCGAGCATGTACAGGGCGATCCCTGCGAGCAGTTCGGACTTCCCGTTCTTCCGGCCCAGTTCGATCCACCCGGAGCGGTAGGTCCGGACGAACCGGCCCTTCTCCACGTCGAAGTGGACCTCCCCGAACAGCGGCTCGATGATGTCTTGGGCCTGCCAGTCGGTGAGCACGAACGGCTGCCGTGCCCAGTCGCCCTTGGTGTGCACCAGCACGTGGTGGAAGAACAGCCGGGCATGCTCCACCCGGGTGGCGCAGCGGTGCGCGCCGCGCTTGCGGCACAGGGGAAGCGACGGGTGCTGGAGGTGGATGAACGTGGCGCTATCACACGTCTTCCCAGAGCGGGACATACTGCCTCCATGCGGGGTGATGCGCGGTTCGCGCCGGATGGCTACCAGTACGGCGTGCGGTTCAACGACGGGTCGGTGGCCACCGGCTGGAACGGGAGCACTGCCCGGCAGCGCGCGGAGGAGGAAGCCCGGCGGATCGTGGCCGCGCAGGTGGCATGGCTCGCCAAGCGCGGCTCCACTCGCCCTCACGATCGGATCGAGCCGGTGCGCCGTAGCCCGGACGGCGACTGGGAGACCTACTAGGCGAACAGGTCGGTGACCTTGGCTCCGGCCGACGCCTTCGGGGCCTTGGTCGTACGGCCGGTGTGCGAGGGCTCCTGCTTCGGGGCGGGCTCGGTGAGGTCCTTGCGGATCGACTGCCGCGAGGACGGCGTGAAGCCGAACTCACGGGCCAGCACCGTGGCCTTGGAGGACGCCCGCTCCTGCACCGCGATCAGCGGGTTGGCCTTGGGCTCGCCGTTCGATGAGCGGACGAGCAGACCCGTGTCATTGATCCGGCGGATGCAGTCCTGCGACATCCACTCCGCGTAGACGTAGGCCACCAGCCGCTCCGAGTCGATCAGGTAGGCCATGCCCATGTGCTGGAGGTCGCGGACCTTCTTCTCGTAGAGGGCTCGCTGCTCGTCGTTGAAGTGCGCGAAGTCCTTGTCGAGGCCCGACTGCTCCGGCACCGGCTCGCGGAAGTTGATCCGGTCGGACCGTTCGCCCTCCATCCGCTTCACGGCCCCCGGGCGGGGCGGTCGGCCGATGCCGGAGCCCATCACATGCCCTTGCGCTTGCCGCGCTTGGACTTCTGCTCGCCGTCGTCGCCGCTGTCCTCGGCCTTGGGGGCGTCGTCCTGCGCGGACTCGTCGCTCGCGTGGAAGGTGCCGGGCTGCTGCTCCTCGGGGACCTCCGGAACCTCGCCCTTGTCGAGGTGATCGTCAGTGCGTGCCATGTTTCTCTCCTCTGTGCGGCCGATCGGTGCCGATCGGGTGGACTCATGCGGGAAACGTGCGGGCGGTCGTGGGCTGGACTTCTGCCGGGTCGCCCATATCGCTGGCCGAGGCTCCCC